CTTCAAATTTCCAGCTGTCTCTTGCTAAGCCTGTATCTACTGGAGTGGCTTCTTTTAAAGCCTCTACAGCTCTTTTAATTTTTGCATTCTTTAATTCTGCAATCTTCTTCTCGATAGCAGCAAAAGGATTCCCTGAAACTTTTACATTAATCATAAATCTAGCTTGTCGCCTCCTTTAGCGGATAACATCTTACTAAATAAGAACGAAGATTTAAGGCCTACGACATCAAACTCTCCATTCTTTTTGTGACCATTATAAATAGCATCCAGAGATGCAAACAATTTCCACGGCTTCTCTTTGACACCTTGTGCTTGAATAAGCTTTGCAGCGCGGTCGTCAGAGCGCCATTCAGGTGGTCGTCTTTCAAAATAATAGAACCACCCTAAAAGCTCTTCATAAGTCATCTCTTCAGACAGCTTATAAAGAGGCATTTTCAAATGATATGCAACTTCGTAAATAGCTAGCATATCATCTGAAAGTATTACTTTCCCTGGTCAGCTCCGATGCCAGAAAATTTCATAATCTCGTTAGAAAGCTTCGAAAGCTCATCCATAGGGAAAGCTTTGAAATCTTCATCAGTAAGGTCTTTACCACCTTCAACAGCCGACATGATAATGGTTTTAAGTACTTCAAAACCAGCTGAATCGTCTGTTTCAACATTCTTAGCACGCTCTTGAATTGTCATAACTTCAGCAACACTGAGTTTAGAAATTTTCAAGTCTTCGTTCATGAATTTAAATTGCTTGGTCATCTTACGACCGATTAAACTTTTGATACCTTCGTTCATTTTATTCTCCTTTGAAATCTTCGGAATTTTGAGATTGGAAGTCATCTAATTGCTTCCTTAGCATATGAAGTGATGCGAGAGTTTTAAATACCTCTTGCGATTTAGCTTGGTCATTAGCAAACTCAGGCACTCTTTCGAATGTCTTTCGAATACTAATATCTATGCTCTTTCGCATATGTTTAGCAGTAGTCCTCAACACATAACTAATACTAAAAGGTTTTTGATAATCTTCATTCATTTTTTAATACCTAATAAGGGCGCCTAATAGCATAGGTCGTTTATAAACTAAGGTAACTAAACCTGCTGCCCTTATATTAATTATTAGACGGTGTAAGCGCCGTAGAAGTCAGACTGAATTGTCAGCGTGATAGTTGCAGTGTTAGCATCAGTCAGCTGAGGATTCACTTGCAGAGCTTCAATCTTACCAATCCAGTAGTACTGACTATTTTCAACAGTACCGATACCACCAGCAGTACTAGCGTACTTAGTAGCGCCAGTAGCCGTAGGTTCACTATTCATCAGCGAGAAACGGAATACATATTGCTTACCGTCACCCACAGCAGAACCTAAGATGTTGGTGACATCTTTTGCCCAGTCTGCAGCAACAAAGTTAACAGTAATTTCCAGAGAAGGTGCATCGGCCTGACCTTGAATCTGACGCGATGTCTTCGAGCCGTATGTAGGCACGTTAACAACGTTAGGCGGTGTACCCATGGCAGGGAATTCACGAACGTTCTTAATACGAACGAACGTATTGGCTGCTTTAGTACCGCCGATAGTGTCGATTTCAGTAGCAAATAAAGCTTGGAATTCGGCAGCAGTATCTAAAGCTGCTAAAGCAGAAACTGACAAAGGCGTAGCAGGTGTTGCAACAGCCAAGTCAGAATAGATACCAGAACCGATAGAAGTAATATGAGACATTAAAAAGCTCCAAAGTAGGTAAACGGGATTGTGTAACTAGACATGTGCAAAGTTGCATTATCTTTGTCAACACCTTTATGCACTAATGAACTTTCTCTAAATTGAGTTTTGTTCGTTGTAGCGCCTAAAGATTTATTGGCAAGATACTTGTCTAATTTATCTGCAATAAGAGAAGCACGTCTTGGACCGCCACCTGCAGGGATAAATATATCAATAATCAAGATACCCGCAACGGAAATAGCATTAACACTCTTTCCGCCAGGGACGATAGAAACACGTATGAACTCAGTACCAGCATTCATTTTTAGAAAGTTGTTAGGAAACGTGTTGATTCCTTCAGACTTCCAAGCATCACTTCCAAATACGCTATAAATTTCTTTTTCAAGAGATTCGAATTTACCCATCAAACCTCCTTAAAGATGTTAGCTAAAATTATAAAACCACTATTACTGATAATTGGGCCTATTTTCCAAGTATCGTTACCAATAACAATGCTATCATAAATTGTAATGTCAATAAGCTCTTTAGTCTTAAACATGATTTCTTTAGACATCGTGTTGTGATCTTCTGACTTTTTCTTGGAGTCTAAAATCACAGCTTTTATCACAAATGTGCTAGTTGACACCGGTGTAGCTGCAGCTGTATTAAAGTCATAGTCTACACCTTGCTTTCTTATGAAAGTCACATCTGTAGCTAAATCCTTTATCATTGAAAAAGCACGTTTTAAGTTAGAGTCTATTAGATTGCGATAGCTCACTAATTTGCCCTCCACCACGTACTTACTCCGTTATTCGTCAATAACGGCTTGACAAGGCGTTTAACTACGGCAGGTACTCTGCTTGCAGACTTCACTTTTTGTAAACTGATAGAGCCTATGTTTAAAGCCTCCACAGAACCTGTATCATCTAGCAGACCGTCGTTATTAAGCAAGTGATAAGCTAGTTCATAAGTCGCCGTAGAAATTCGTGTAGGGATAGCTTCTGTAAGAAGAACTTCTAATCCTACACGAGGATCAAAATAAGAGCCACTACGAGGAAATGCTAAATACTGAGCATCACTTACAGCAAAACCCGTCCAATTCATATCATCTAACATTGCTGTAGCTGTCACTAAAGCTTGAGCCTTTTCAGTATCTGTAGCATTAGTCCATGCAGCAACATCTAAACGATCTAGAAAATAAGAGTCCGCCTCAGCTACTGTAACGTAGGAGTTGACATTTTTAGACAGTGCCATAAGTGTCTCCTAGATTAGGAGTGGAACACTGGCAAAATGCCTAAACTCAGCGCAGACGAAGTTTTACGAGTCCACACACCAGCAGTAGAAGCCAAGGTAACGGAACCTACAGCTGTCAGAGCTTTGGGTGTAGCACCTTCAACAACGCTGACATAGTCAGAATCTTGCGGGAAAGCTTCTTTATTACCGTTCCAGTCGTAACCAGCAGGAGCCATAACATAGCCCCAACGATGCCAAATAGAAGTAGTACCACCGCCCTTATAAGCAGCAGCTTTACGTTCAATTTCGACTTCATCAGGTACAGCTAAAGCTTCCATAGCAATAGAGCCTGGCAACACAATGAAAGAGCACTTAGTACCAACGATATCAACACCAGCACCTGTGTTAATCTTAGCCAATTCAGCAGTGCTGAAGCCTTGAGAAGCGCGAGTTTGAATCAGACGGAACTTGCCACCAAAGATCGTCTGGAAGTTAACGTTACCTTCTGTAACACGGTCTTGATCAACCAGATTAGCAGAACGCAACGAAGCTACAGTCTCTGGAGACACGATCAGGTAGGCATAGTCAGGTTCATAATCCTTGTAAGCCATGCCAAAGGCACGAAGGAAACCTTCTGCACGAGCAGCACCCTGAACCGTGGTAGTAGCATCCACAATAGACTTAGCAGCACCGAGGTCTACATAGAAACCATAGCGTTTGTTAGTCGGGTCGTTGTCAAAGTTTTGACCACCGAGACCTGTATTGCCACTGCCAGCTGCAGCGCCGTTCAGCACTTCAGACAAGGCTACACCGCGCAATACGGACAGCAGAGCATTGTGTTCGTCTTGAGCACGTGTTTCACCAAAGTCACGACCAATTTTAGCAAGACCATCAACCTGCGTGACGACTTGTTGCATATTGACTTTAGTAGCACCATGCGTACGGACAGTCTTGATATATGTCAAGTAGTCTGTAGATGATGTGTTACCAGCGCCATCGCTAGCATCTGTCAAAGACGCAACGTTAATGGTAGGGTTTAACGGCTTATGCCACCGAACCTGACCAATAAAGGTTTCAGTGTTAGTGTCAATGTTAGGGTTAGAACCGACGATACCCGTACCAACAAGCTTACGAGCACCGGTGTAGGCTTCATCAGAATAAGCCGAAATAGCTTCTTGCAGAACATAAGTATCTGCACCAGCCAAGTTTGTTTTAACTGTCATTTATTTTCCTTAACGCCCTCGAAGTTTACCTTCTCGAGCTAGTTTCAAAACATCTTCTTGTGACATTTTAAATAAAGATTTATTATCGTCACCGCCAGATGCAGCGTTTCTAGATTGCGAGCTTCCAGAACCTGATGATACTTTTGGCTTGAATAGAAATTCATTAGCATTGTTTTCAGCAAAGGTCTTAATGAAGTCTTTAATGTTTACACCAGACTTGTGCACCCATACACCCTGTTCGTTTCGAACAAGTTGCCCGACAATTTCTTTATAAGCCATCTCAAGGGCATTGTCATTACGGAAAGGTTGTGCGCCTAACACATTGCGAACTTCCAGATCTCTGGTCAGCTCCACATTGCGTCTTTCGGCTGATTCACGTGCGGCTTTTTCTTCCGCAAGTTTCATTTCATAAACTTCTTTATGTTTACCTTCTTCTTCAAGGCGCTTGATTTCTGCTTCACGCTCTTTGCG